TTCCACCAGGTCCAACAACCTTTTGATATTGTGCTGGGTTAATTAAAGTAGATCCAGCCTTCAAAATGCTAGCTGCTCCACTAGCTGCTCCTGCTGCCTTATTAGCAAATTGTAATGCTTGTGTTGCTTCAGGACTTGCGGCAACAGCGGCCTTAACGACAGGATTTGCTAAAGCTGCGTTTCCAACTGCTACACCAGTTTTAACAGCTCCACTTAATGCTTTACCAGCTCCGCCCAAACTTTTACTAGCTTTCATGGCAGTTGAAATGCCCTTTCTAAACATAGCATTTGCTCCTTTAGGTGCTCCTAATCTAAACATTATATATATAATACCAACAATTTTATTATTCTTCATTTATAATAATTTCATTAAATCCATCAAATAGCCGTTGTGTTGGCACATTAATAAATAAGTATTTATATTTCTCATCAAACACCAATCTAGAAATGTCATTAATGTATTTGCTTTTGCTTTCTACTACTTCATCAAAAATAGTCTGTAGCTCTTGTTTTGAAACTCTAAAACAGAAGATATTGCTAAACAACTTCCTTATGTCTTTTTCAATTGAATACCAAGTTTGAACCAAAAATATAATACTACAAGACAAATGTCTGCGGTTCATTACAAGCTGTTTTAATAATTTTTTAATCTCTGCGTCTTTAAGTGATGCGGTCACATCATCAAAAATAATACAATTATTATATTTCTTTTCTTCTGCTTTTATTCTACTCATAACATTCTCTAAATTGTCATAGGTTAATTCATCATATATTTGGTCTTCTGGTATTTTTGAAAATAAGTCATCTTTCATACTTGCTCTTGAATGCGTTGGTTGAAATAGAAAAATATTATGAAACGTCTTTCTAAATATCTTTCCACTCTTAAAAAATGAATACAAGAGAGAAGTCTTTCCAGATCCTGGTGCCCCTATGAATAAATTAGTTTCATGAGCATTTAAAAACTTTGTCAGCTCATATTTGTTAAGTTTCTCATGTAGTCCGCCGTCACAAATCATTTCACATTTTGGAAGTGATGGGGCATCATTTTTCTTAATAGTAATACTCATTTATATATTATTAAGAATATTTTTTATTTTATTTCACTTTTGGTTATACCTTTTCTAAAGGTATATTAACATTTTAGAGCAGTTTGTCTGTTGACTGTATCAATTTCAAAAAGAGCATCATAATTAACTACCAAGGTAATAGTGTGGACTTGACCTGTAGCAGTTCCAGTGCTAATTCTGTAACTGATGGGACTGTTTTGAGTTGAGATACCAGTCAATAAAGAATCACTATTAAGTTTTTCAACACTTGTTCCAATGTAAAATTTACCAGGAGCCGCTGCGGTAGTAGTTGACCCAGAATTGTATAAAAACTCAACTGAAGAAATAGCAAAGGAGTTGTTTCTATCATAAACAGAACCAAGAGCAGAGCGTAATTCCTGTAAGATACCAGCGCGGTTTACCAAAGAACTTAATGCGCGTTGAGGGTAAATAACACCGCCAACAGAGAAACTGTATTCACCGTTATTTGTGGTAATGTCTACTGAATCAAAAGCTCTGTTAACTGTGGCAGCGGCGGTGCAACCGTTGATAGCAAACAAGGATTTAACACTGGCGTATCTTTGGTTGTAAATGAGCTCAATGTAACCAGTTGAACCAGAAGCTAAAGAATTGGAAGATGAAGAAAATGATTGGGATTTAATATATATCTTATCACCCATAGAAAGAACCATTTGTTCTACTGCGCCGCCCATATCCACAACCTTGTAGCGCAATTCCCAGTTGCTGTAAGAAACAGCTGATACACCAGCGGGAGCAGTGAAAATATTTGCTACGGCGTCAAGGGTCAAAGTAATTCTAACTTGAGGCATAGCAAACAAAGGCAATAATTTTTCAGAATTAGATAACACATTCATCAAAGGAGCAGATACTTGCCAAGGAAAGGTTCCTGCGGTAGCACCAAAATCTCTGCTATCAAGTAAATCAAGAGAAGGCGCAGCTGTAGTATTGTTGTTGTAACCAAAGGCAGATTGTAAACCAAATTTTTGTGCTACATCTAAAGTAGTATTTGACAACATATTCATGACATTGTTGTAATTTTGGATGGTATCAATGGTTTGAGAACCAACTTGAACATCAAGACGGTTAATAGGTGTGTAAACGGGGCAGCCGATTAAATTTGTCTGCACGGCAGTCATTGTCATTGTTCCATTATATGAGATATACATGGAGTCGGGGACAAGGAAACCACGGTTTACAAGGTCAAATTGCACTTGGGCACCTGGTGCAAAATTGGTTCCGTTCACTGGAGAAGCGGCAATGGGGATTTGAGTGGTAGCATCTGGAAGGCTTGGAAGACCGTCGGCATAGTTAATACTGTTAGGGAGAACTACAGACATTTTTATATAATAGAACTATATAAAAATTTTTTTAATTATTTTAAATTCTATAGAATTGACTTATTATTATAAAATAATAATTCTAAATCTGTCTCATCCGTATTTTCTGGTTCATTATCCCCTAAAGGTTGAGCTTCTTGATTTTGCTGAATATCAGCTGCCAATTGCGGATTTTCATTTTGTAAAATTTGGGTTTGTAAATCTATCATATTCATAATTGGTTGGACTATATCCTTAAATTGACTTGTTGATTTTGGTTTTCTTTCTCTCGTAATGGCAAACATAAGAGTTATATTCCATCCTATACCATTGAAATTGACTAAATTGCCATCATCTCCATATATTTGTAAATCAAAGCTATCTACTGTTGTATTCTTAATGATAGATTGGATATTCGCAAAATTGTCATACTGAATCAATCCAAATGTTCCAGCTTCTATCGGGATAGTTGCTAATACATTCAAATTGCCTAAAACTGAACTATCAAAATTATAGGTTGATAATTCTAAGGATGTTATTTTCAGTTTTAAAATACCAAGTAGATTTAATGGATATGGCGCATTTAAAATACCTGCTACAGTTGTATAGTTTGTTCCAGTAGCAAATCCTAAAGTCTTATTAACTGTTCCAGTAGAGAGAATAGTGAAATTGAGACCACCAGCTCTTACAAATTTAATTATACCTGTTATGCTTGATATGGTTATGGTTATATCTGTTATTAATTGCCCAGCAAGCTGTGATGTGATTTCTGTAATTAAAGTATTTGAATTGTAATTACCTCTTGTTAAAGTGATTGTATAAGGTAATGAATTGTATGTGATTCTTAAAATATTGTTATACACATTAACATTGTAAAAGCTCATTGGGATTTGAGCATTCTGAACAGATACTTGAACCTCTTTAATATCAGGTTCATCCGTTAAAATACCTGTGAAATTAAATACTACATCACTATTAAAGTCACCATTATTTTTAACTGCGTTATCACTATCAAGAATAACAATTCTTTGTTCTACATATGTGTCTGACATTATATAATATAGTATATTATTATATAATAATGTATTTTATATATATATTTAACTCCATTTTTTTTAAAAATGGAATGGATTTAACTTTCAATTAATTCAATGGTCTGATATTCACTCTTATCTTTTAATATTTTAAGTGCTTCTTGGACTTGTTTCTGTTCTTTATCCATAAGAGCTGTAAGAACATCATGATGAAATTGCTTCTCATCTTCTGGCATATCAGGATTTGCTTTTAAATATATTGAATGGGTTAAAGCATTATATTCATTTAATAATGGACACAATTTTTTCAAGCGTTCCATGGTCACTTTGGGTTTTAAATCATCACTTGTCAAATAAGTGATACTATCAAGAAAAGCACGGCGGTCTTTATAGGTTTTGGAAGTAAAACAAGACATTATAAAATAGCTATAGATTATAATTTTGCCTTAATTAAACAAAATGGATTATATATATATATATTTAAAAGACTTAAAGACCAATATATATAAAAAAAATACTTAAAGACCCAATTAAACAAAAATATATTTAGGTTTTAATGGAGCAGGCGGTGGATTATAAATTTGAACTTGAGGAGCTGATGGA